GGACACGTACAAGTCGTTTGCCATACTTCCGTAATCACGAAGATGCACGTAACTACATTTACGGTCTGCCTATTGATTATCAACAAAAGTATTTCTTGTGTTTGCTTTATGTTTATATGAGTAGTGCTGTGTGTATTGTATTGACCGAAAGTACATTGTTATCTGAAAAAGTTGTCAAGGCATACAGTGACGGTAAGTGGACTGTTGAGAAAGGACTTGGTTATTTCTTGGATAACTTGAAAACAGGTTATTACAAGACTGAGCAATTTGGAAGTAGTATTCGTACTAATCGCAAATTTGATGACTATATTAAATCTGAGTATTGTACAGGGTGTCCTACTGGAACAAATGGATTACCTAATTGTTTAATGAATCATTATGCAGTTTATTGTCAAAATTACGGTGATGTAGAGTTTGAGACATTTTTAACTGGACAATGTAACATGATTGACGGTGAGCATAAAGATAGTAACCGCAACAATAACTCAGTAGAAAATAGAGTTGGGGTTTGTTCTAACGTACATCGTATTAAAACTTTTTTACACAAAGACTACTTGACTAGATATGTAAATGGGCAGCCTATTGTTGACAAAATCTAAATAGTAGCATATAATACACACATGACAAAACGTTACGCCCTCATCGACACCGCAAATACCTTCTTCCGTGCTAGACACGTTGCATCACGTGGCACTACTTCAGAAGAAAAGGTTGCACAAGCCTTACACATTACACTAACCAGTGTCAATCAAGCTGTCCGCAAATACGGAATCGATCACGTTGTGGTCTGCTTAGAAGGTAGATCGTTTCGAAAAAATTTGTATGCACCTTACAAAAAGAATCGTGTAGTTGATGCACAATCAGTTACTGAGGCTGAGGCTGAAGAATCAGCCATGTTTTGGAGCACGTATGAATCTCTGACAACATTTTTCAAGGAAAAAACTAATGTGTCCGTGCTAAGGTATCCACAAGCAGAAGCTGACGATTTGATTGCCCGCTTCATCCATCTGCATCCAGAAGATACACACTATATAATTTCGACAGATACAGATTTTGATCAATTAATTACCGAAAAAGTTTCAAGATATTCGGGTGTTGCAAATGAACTTGTAACACTCGGCGGATATTTAAAAGATTCAGGTAAGCCGGTTCTAGATAAGAAAACTAAACAACCTAAATTGTTAGGTGATCCGCAATACTTATTATTCCTGAAATGTATGCGGGGTGATAGTAGTGACAATATTTTTTCAGCATATCCAGGTGTGCGTGAAAAGGGTAGCAAAAATAAAGTAGGGCTCATGGAAGCGTATGCTGATAGACATAAGCAAGGATTTTCGTGGAACACGATGATGTTGACCCGCTGGCTGGACCATGACAATGTTGAGCATCGTGTTAGAGATGATTATGAACGGAATCGTACCTTGATTGATCTGTCTGCACAACCCGATGATATTAAACAAGCAGTTGACGATTGTATTCGCAATGGTGTTCGTACAACTATGACTCCGCAAGTGGGCGCACACTTTCTCAAGTTCTGCGGTAAGTATGAACTTATAAAACTTTCAGAAAATGCTGAAACCTATGCACGTTGGTTGAATCAACCATACGAGGGTAATTTGGTAGCAAAATGAGCGAGAAAACAATTTTTTATAAAAAAGTAGGTCGTAGATACGTACCAGTGTATGAGTACGACCGAACACTTATGGATGCGTTTCCTGCAGGGGCACATCTTGTAATATGCTATCCCGGTGGGCAAAGCACACGGTACAATGTAAACCCTGCATATGCACCAATGATTGCGGCTGGTCGTGTAGCAGAAGATGCAATTAGTTCGGCATTAATGAAGGCTAGTGATATACGTGCTGCCAATAAAGAAACAAAATTAACAGAAGAACAATTGCGTTGCTGGAAAGCATTGAACAAAGCATTTGGAAATGAAAGGCATGCATTGCAGTGGCCCAGTGCTAGAGAGGCCTGTGAGGAAGCAGTCAAGGCAATGTCAGTGGAAGCTGAGAAACTATTAGCTGTACCAGCAGTTAGAAAAGCCTACGAACATTTTTTGTTTGTAGCAGAATTAACAAAGGAACATAACAATGAATCTAGTCGCTAAACCAATTATTAAAAATCAATATTGGGTAGTCACCGATGGTGACAAAAAAGTAGGTAATGTAATTCAAGAGGGAAGTGAATATCAAGTAATTATGGATAATACTGTTGAAAAGTACAGTAGTACCAAAGCAATTGAAAAGTCAAAACAAATTGAGTTTGAAAAGGTAGGTAAGCAAGAAAAGCAATCAGTTCCTCCGTTTGCTATCTATCCTACTAGTGGTAATAGGATTTACAACAGTTTTTATGATGTAAAGCGGAAGCTACATATATTTACCAAAACACCAAAAAGCAAGTGTTATTATGTTGCAGGATGGTTCGGAATCAAACAAAATGAGGAATATGTAAAGATTTTCTGTCCAAAGTACATTTTTGTCCAAAGATATGACTATACAGGTCCTTTTAAGACAGAGGATGAGGTTTTGTTAGCATAAATATATATAACATACAAAGGATATAATATGTTAGAAAATACACTTACTTTTATCCATAAAGTAGCAGTACTTAATGGGAGCAATACAACTGAGGCCATGATGATGACTATAGATGAAGCCACAGCATTAGAAGCAGAAGTACTTGCTGTTTTAGAAAACAGTGCATTTGCTAAATTCCGTAATAAATTAGAGAATGCACGTAAATTAAAATCTACGGGCATAGCAATTAGCCCTCAGGATTGCGCTAATATCCGTGGTGAAATGGTAAGGATGTTTGCATTACCATTGGGTGATACGGTTGATGAGTCAAATTAAAAAATTCATAGACAAAGTGGCTAGTGCAGAGGCACGCCAATCCCGTGAATTATTAATCCCGATCACTGATGCTAAAGAAATGCGTGACGAAATTATGGTATTACTTTTAGACCAAAGAGGTCAAACTAATAAGACTGAGGATGTTACTATCGTAATGGCCGGTGGCAAATGGTAAACAATGAGCAGAACACAACCTAAAGTAATACTAGAAATAGTTGATAAAGAAACATACAAATGTGACCAAATTGTAGAAGCCGCAGGTATATGGGCAGTATTCTATGATAACCAACCTATCAACTTAAAAAGTCAACATTACTTAGATAGTGAAGCTGTTCCAAAATATAAAAAAACAAGTTTTAGTAACCCCGGTCATGCAAGAAATCTATGCCGTAAACTGAATACACAATTCAAAACTGATAAATTTACGGTGGTGTTTATGAACAACGGCACCCGCGTTTATCCAGATGAATAATGTAAAGTACAAAGAACAACTAACTAGGATTGTACTAGACCATTCAACTGGCAATGCTTGGTCATATGAAGAAGCGATAAAAAAATGGTGGTTTAATCCTAGAGGTGGATTAAGACTTACTCAAGTCGGCGATTTGGAATTTAGATTTGCCAAAATTGAATACTACGACCATGACTTTCAAGTGTCTAAAAAATATAGTTGGTATGCCTTCATATTAGACCTAGACAAAAAAATCAAATGCCCCTACTATATTGATGTAAATAAAAGTGATAAAGGTCACAAACCTTTTATCAGGCTATATGATAGCAGAATATCTATGCTACTTAAATTGTACGGTGATATAGATAGTTACTTACATTCAATAAAGGTAAAAAAATGACAGAAGAAAAGAAAAGCAAGAACCCGTTTATTAATATGGCTAATGAAGCCAAAAAGAATAACAATGAACTTCACCCGGGATTAGGTAAGGCGCCAAAGAAACAAGGGCCAAAACCTAACACAAAAGGTTTCGGTGGAAGTAGTGTGCAAAGACGCACCGGTCGTGGTGGTTGATGTAAACTTTTTTACAGGCTACCGCGTTATATATGTGTAGACAAAAAATCTACGAATTCATTAACTTCAAAGGAACACAAAATGAAACTAATCACTACTCTAATTGCTACCCTAGTTGCAGTATCTGCTTTCGCCGCTGAACCAGCAAAAGCCCCTGCGGCCGCACCGGCAGCAACTGCCCCAGCTACACCGGCAGCGCCAGCTGGCGAAATGAAATTGGCTAAGAAGAAAGCTGACAAGGAGGCAGAAAAGAAAGCCGATCCCAAAAGCGCACCCGCTAAGGATCAAAAAGCCGAAGCTCCTAAGAAGTAATCCAATAAGATACTCATTAATCAAACAAGGGGCTGATCCAAATCTCCTACTGTTTGATGATGAGGCTCTATGTACCAGATATCGTAAAGTTAAACTGGTTGAAGAAGAAGTTATAGATGATACGATATCCGAATACGCAGAGAATAGATTACTGATTGCTAGAGTGCTTGCTCTAAAAAAGTATAGAGAAATCTATAAATCAGATAAACAGGCATAAATATTAATGCAGTTATGAGTTCTGTATAAAAACTCACTTTTAAACACACACAGGAGATAAAAATGTTTAACACTTTCAATTACGCCGCCATTGATGCGGTCCAAGAAGCCAAAAAGCAATTCGTAACAACTTTCGTACAACACGAAGGAATTGCTAAAGCAATGAATGCATTCGTTGATTCCCAAGCAGATTACACAAAGCGTCATGTTGATGCAATGATGTCCTTTGTTACATCAGTTGGCTTAATCGTTACAAGCAAGCAATTCTTTGACGAAGTTACCAAAACTGTGACGTTTCCAACTGTAGCCAAAAAAGCCGCAAGTAAGAAAGCAGAATAATTATGTTTGCAAAACTACTAAACAGCATCTTAGAAGCCATTCAAGCTATTAAGAAACACAGATCCGATCCTGGTCTCAAGGGTAGATAAACCCAAACTAGATTGACATTCAATCTTAACAGTTATACAATTCACATACAAACACAGGAGACAACATGTCAGATTACACACCAAAAATGCCTGAAGTAAAATTCAGCAAAAATGGGTACGAGATTCGTAGCGATGTCCTAGGAATGGCTAAAGATTTTGTAGAAAAAGAGTACAGCATGAAATTTGCTGGTTGGGAACTAAGTGCAAAAAAAGATTCTGAAACAGGTCAACTAGTCAATACAGTTGAAATGCCAGTCTTTCCTGGTCTAGAACAAATCCTAGAAACTGCGGAAAAAATGTATAGTTTTGTAAATCAAAGTACTACAACGAAAAAGTAATACTTTTAGTTCTAAAAAGGCTCCGCTAGTCGGGGCTTTTTTTTGTCCAAAACTTGACAATAAATGGATACTCTGCTATACTACGTGTATTGATTCATTAAAGGAGCTATCAATGACCCAAGTTTATGATGCACTGAGCGAAAGCCAAAAACGTGACATTCGCATGTACGGAGTCACCGAAGCCGAGATGAAAGAGGCTGTAGAACAAAGTCTTACTTTTCGTCATTCAGGTCCTGCTATGATGGCCGCTAGCATCATGTCCGATTGTCAGGAAATGATTGCTTATGACAACGGCGGGTCGTATGATTTCATGGTCATTGAAGATGTTCGCCAAGCACTGAATCGTGCTAAGTGGATCCTGTTTGAATACTGTGATAAAAGGTAATACTTAATGTTGCATTACCCAAAGGTTGACAATAAATCGGTTTGGGTATATAATAGAGTCTTAGACAGTAAAGAAAAGGAAAACAAATGGCAAGAAGTGCATTTCAAATTATCGCTGACGCACACCGTGAAATGGGTCAACCGGGTCTCTTACGTTGTATGCAAGTATTAGGAGATACTTACGATGACCTCGATACTGAGGTTGCACAAGCATACGAAGAATTTTATGGTGAACTTATGGATTTTGTCAAACAACAGACTGAATAAAAAGGTTGACAATAAATCACTTTGGGTATATAATACTTGTATTGATTGATTAAAGGAGCTGAAATGTCTGCACTAGTTGAATACACATTGGAACTGTACAAATCTGACAAACGTGTCAAAGGCGGTAAGCGTCTTGTTTCAAAAGAAGAATTTGCCCCAGTCACTAGGGCCTACATCAAGGCTGTGATTGATGCTAAAACTAAGTTGGGTTTTATTGTAGAACCCCATGAGACTTTTGTTACCAAACGCAACATGATGACTGGTAAGACTTACAAGGAACGGTATGACACCCCGTATTTCTGTTCACCCTCTAGCGAATCTTTTTGGAGCATGTAATCATGGCTAAACTACTAATCACTACACAGGTTTACGAGAACTATGGTGCCCATGATTGGGACGGCAAGAACGAGTGCCCACAATACTGGAAAGCCAAAGGCGGCTCAGACTACGTGGTCAAGAATTTCAAAGGTGGCAACACTGCCCATACCACTGCTGTGATGATGGCTGTACGTGGACAGATTGAATGCTATAACGATCATTTCCGCGAGAGCATCATCGACTTCCGTGTCGTAGCCGATGATTACCTCACAGAGTTTGAGCAGAGCCAGTTGGACTACGAAGGTTCCATCCGCTACCCTGCTAAAGAGTTGGCTTGGTTTAAGGAGTAAACATGTCTAAATATCAGAAACCTGTACTGAATTTTAACGCCGATGACGTTTGGGCCGCGGCTTGTCAGGCCCAACGAGTCAATGGTGCGTATGTTAAACTGAGTATATTGTCCGAATCTGATCCTAGTATGGATCAAAAATCTAATCGCCAATTGGTAGAGTTATTGTTGGCAGACACTACACAAATTACTGACGAGGATCGTGAGCAGGCTAAAACGGTTCGCAAGTACTATCAAGCATTTACTTTTAAAATTCTCAAAGGAATTAAATTGAGTGAGTTTGATAACACTGCAATGCTTATTGCCAATCGTGATATCATTGAAAGTAATTATGATGTAGCAGTTATGGCAAGTTTGCCAAGTTGCTATGAGCGCGGTGTTAAGCGTGATGGTGTTGACCAGCGAGTTAAATTTGCTACTGGTGGATTCATAGGTAGAGTTGGTGATAAGGTTAATGTTACTATCGAAATCTTGAAGACCATGTATAGTCAAAAGTGGAATACTAACTATGTAACCGGTATTACTAGTGACGATCAGGCAGTATTTTTTGCTTACAACCACATCAACAATGTTGAAATTGGAAAGACATATAAATTTTTCGGTACTGTCAAAGCCCATGCCCATCGTGACAACTTAACCCAATTGAATCGGGTAAAGGTTGTTTGACATTATATCCTAGTTATAGTATACTATATACATTCTTTCACACAGGAGTTTTTATGAGCCATCTTATTGCATTTGTTTTCGGTATTGTAGTAGCAACAGTAGGCTTTACTGGCATTGCTAAAATGCTTGATAACGGCGTTGAGAAAACAAAATTTATCGTGCAAGAGCAGGTTAAGTAATGTACCACTTAATATTTATTTGGAAGGTATTAAAAGAATGAGTGCAAGTTGGATTAATAAATTAAACGAGAGCGATAGTCGCCTTCATAAAGAAGATGTAATTTTACAGGCGCTTGAGGCAAGTGTCCTAGGCAATCGCATTAGTCAGATTTTCTTGGGCCTTACTAACGCCTGTTATAATCCCTATGTTACATTTGGTATTCGTCAAGTGCCCGATACTGTAGGTATTGTTGACGCAGAAAATCCGTGGGATGAATTCAATACGTTGATGTATCAACTTAGCCGACGCAAGTTGACAGGTCATGCGGCACGTGATGCTGTACAAAACATGGCTGAACGATTTGATAGTGAAGAATGGAACACATTTTTAGCACCGGTGTTGCGTAGAGACTTACGAGCAGGTATCAGTGATAAAACTATCAACAAGATTTGTAAAGGTACTGAATATGAAGTACCAATCTTTGGTTGTCAACTAGCAACTAACAGTGAAGGTCGTCCTGAGATGAAGGGCATCAAACGTCTTGAGCCTAAACTTGACGGTGTACGTGTATTGTTGACAGCTATCCCAGT